TCTTGTTGATGTTGTTGCATCATCACTTGGTCGTAATGTTGTTGTTGACTCATTTTTTATTCTCTCCTGTTCGTCATATTTATCGTTAAGTTCTTTTAAATCTTTATACACTTCTTCTAATATTTTAGATATATGCTCTAGTTTTGTAGCCATATCATCACCACTATAATTAAAACTAATATTGCAGTCAAGACATTTGTTGTTATACGTTCTTGACGTTCTGTATCATCATGTTTGTATTCAACACCATATCTTTCTCTATAACTTCTAGGTATTTTATAGTCCCATTGATTATACCATGTATAATGTTTATCTTTATCCCACTCAAATTTATCCATTATATAAGACCCTCAACTTTGCCCATCATGTAAATACAAAATGCTACATAACACCAAAAAGCGATTACTGTAATAATCATTGTTTTAATTTTCATGTCTCTCTCCTAAAGTTAAATACTACAATAGTTATTTTAATGATATAAATATGACTGTCAAGCATTTTTAGTCAAAAAATAGTAAAAAACTAGCAAAAAAGTAGTTTACAGACGATTTTTTGTATGATAGTGTTCTTTTCTATGGAAATCTTACGTTTTATCATTTTAGACGAATTTGATGGAAAACCCTTGAGAGCCTTTAGTAACAAGGCTTCTGCTCTATGGTTTCTTGAAAATAGACCTAATTGTAAGCTCCATGTGCTAAAAAAAGTCAAAAATGTGATAAATACAGAACAATATGAAGAATGTCTATTTTAAGGAGAAATATGTATAAAATTAAGAACTGGGAAAAGTTTAATCTATATAGAGCTAAGAACCCACGTTATCAAAAAAAGATGACTTGGTTCAAGTTTTATGGTACAGATTACATAAATAATATAGAAATTCACAAGCTATCTTTTGAACAAAAAGCTGTTTAGTAGAACTGTGGTGTTTAGGGTCTGAAAATGATGGAGTTTTACCTGACCATTTTGAGATAGCTTTTAGACTTCATTATCCTATTGAATTTATTGATAAAATTTTAAAAGAACTATTTACTAGAGGTTGGCTAGAAGAAAACTCGCAACCTGTTAGGATAGAGAAGAGAAGAGAAAGAGAAGAGAAGATATATGTCGTTAAAACGACTGATAGATTTAGTGAATTTTGGGACTTATATCCTTCTACAAGAAAAGTCAATAAGAAAACTTGTTTAGAGAGATGGGCAAATAAAAATCTTGACGCTATAGCAGATGAAGTTATAAGCTATGTTAAGAAGATGAAAGATACTAAATCATGGAAAGATGGATTCTCACCAGCTCCATTAACTCTGCTTAATCAAGAACGCTGGAATGATGGTGACATTCCTAATGTTCGTAAAGTTTGGGAAGGTGGTATTTAGTGAATATAGGAGAGGCATTAGATAAATTAACAGTTAATCAGTCAGTCATTACTGAATACTATAATCAAGAATTTGCTCATGCTGAGTTCAAGATTAAGTCAACTGACATATTTACAGATGATGTTATTAAATACTTTTCAGAAGAAGTCCATTCAGGAAAATCTTTAGGATGGGTAAAGACTGAAGATAGATTTCGTGTTCGTAATTCTGAATTGACAATTTTAACAGGAGTATCAGGACATGGCAAATCCATGTGGCTTTCACAAGTCATATTAGCTTTGATGCGACAAAATACAAAATGCTTGATAGCTTCATTGGAAATGAGACCTGTATTAACTATTGCTCGTATGATAAATCAGACATTAGGTTCACCAGAGCCAACAGACGATTACATACGCAAATTCTGTGAACGTGCAAAAGATAAATTGTATGTTTACGACCAGACAGGAGTTACTACTTCAGACGATATGATAGCAACCTTATATTATGGTAGACACATATTAGGAGTAGAGATTTTTGTTATTGACAGTCTTATGAAAATGAGTGACATTAGTGAGGAGTCATTAGAGAAACAAAAATTATTTGCCGATAGACTGGCTGTAACTGCAAGAGACCTGCAGATACAAATTTTTCTTGTTGCTCATACACGAAAAATGAAAGATGAAACAGAGATACCAGATGCAACAAACATCATGGGTTCTAGCCATATTAGGAACTTATGCGATAATATCATTATGGTCTGGCGCAACCGGTATAAGGAAAAACTAGTTGAAGAAGGTAAAACTTCAGATGATGAACTTAAAATTATTCCTGATGCAAAAGTCTTTGTTCAAAAAAATCGTAATGGTCAATGGGAAGGGTCATTCAACTTTTGGTTTAGTCAAAAAACTTTATGTTATAGAGAAGCGCCATGACAATAAATGATTTTATAAAAGAATGTAAAAAGCTCTTTGGAGATGATATACAATACAAAGCTGTATCTAAAGACGGACAAATATTTAAAACGAAAGGATGGAGAGATGATGTTAAGGTGGAATTTGACCAAGGAAAATTTAGAGAATTTAATTCACAAATTAAAAGAACTAGATTTTAGTAAACGTTGGAGAGTTACAGTAACAGATGCAAAACTTAATCGCAGCTTAGAGCAAAATGAACGTCTATGGGAATTATATACAAGCATAGGTAATCATTTAGGTATTGAAAAAGATAAAATACATGAATTAATGGGTTATAAGTTTTTACGTTATCAAACAGAGATAGCTGGAATGCCTGTTGAGCTTATAAAGTCAACAACAAAACTTACAACAAGTGAGATGACAGACTATCAACATCAAATTGAAGTATGGGCCCAGACTATGGGTTGGGGTTGGGATTATTAACTTAGGAGAGAGCTATGAATGATTTATTTGAAGTAGAAGAAAAAACAACAGTAATTACTAAAAAAACAAAGTTTGACAAAACAGAACGAAATAATTATATATGCAAGATGTATGACATTAGTTTTGATGAAATTGTTGATGAGTTTATGGTTAACTTTGAAACAGACTTTGATTGGAATATTGGATTAATTGTAGGTCAAAGTGGAACAGGTAAAACTACAATAGCAAAAGAAAAGTTTAAAGATTTTTATTTATTTAAAGAACATAAATGGGACGAAACAAAATCAATTGTAGATAATTTTGATGCAAGTATATCAAATGAAAAGATTATTGAGTCACTTACAAAAGTAGGTTTCTCAAGCCCATTAAATTGGTTAAAGCCGTATCATTTGTTATCTAATGGTCAAAAGATGCGTGTAGATTTAGCACGTTTACTTTTAGAGAAAAATGAAACAGTTATCTTTGACGAATTTACTAGCGTTGTTGATAGAGATGTAGCTAAAGTCACTTCACTAGCTGTAAGTAACTTTATCAGAAAGAATAACTATAAGTTCATTGCTGTATCATGTCATAGTGATATTATTGAATGGTTACAACCTGATTGGATATTTGATACTAATGCTAAAAACTTCACCAGGGGGTTACTTTGGCAACGACCTGAACTTACATTCCAACTCAGAACAGCGTCAGTTGACGAATGGAAATCATTTGCTAACTATCACTATTTAACACATGATATATTACGTGGTAGTCATTGTTATGCTTTAGACTATAAAGGATTTCCTATAGCGTTTGCAGCAATTACTCACTTTCCACACCCTAAATGTTGTAACTTTAAAAAGATACACAGAATGGTAGTATTACCAGACTTTCAAGGTATTGGAATAGGAAAGAAGTTTTTAAATGCTGTATCTGAAATATACTATAAGCAAGACTTTAGAGTATTATTAACAACTGGTGCATTAAGTTTTATTTATAGCTTACAAAGAGAGAAAGATTGGAAGCTAACAAGAAAGCTAGGTAAAGTTGGTGAAAGTAAAGGCATTCTTAAAGGTTCAACATCTAAGAATAGAGAGACAGCTAGTTTTGAATACAAAGACTGTCCTTCAAGAACTATGAATCAACCTATTGTAGAAGTAAATAACATTCCTAATCACGATTTATTTTAATTATGAACTATAGAAACTCTAAACTACTTAAACTAGCAGATGGCGCACAATGTATGATGTGTTCTATTCAAGACGGAACAGTTGTTGCTGCACATTCTAATCAACTAAGAGATGGCAAAGGCACAGGTATTAAATCTCACGATTATCGTATAGCGTTCCTATGTCATCAATGCCACCACATGATAGATAATGACAAAACTTTAGATAAACATGATAGAATAGCTGCATGGGAAGAAGCGCATAGAAAAACTATAGGTTGGCTATTTACTAACGGACATTTAACAGTTAAATGATAAATTTATTGCATGGAGATTGTTTAGATAAACTTAAAACATTAGATGACGGTAGTATAGATTTAACTGTTACTAGCCCACCTTATGATAATCTTAGAACATACAATGGATTTACATTTGACTTTGAAAATATAGCAAAAGAATTGTTTAGAATTACAAAGCAAGGTGGTGTTGTTGTATGGGTCGTAGGTGATGCAACAATAAATGGAAGTGAAAGTGGAACGTCATTTAGACAAGCATTATATTTTAAAGATATAGGGTTCAATTTACATGACACAATGATTTATCAAAAAGGTTCTTTTCCTCCCACATTCCCTAAAACTAAAAGGTATCAAAATGCTTTTGAGTATATGTTTATATTAAGTAAAGGTATACCAAAAACATTTAATGGTATACAAAGAAATAAAAGTCCTAATTCAATTTACACAAGAAAAAGCAAGTCATCATTTAGAAAAGCAGATGGTAGCTTTACATACAATGAACAAATAGACACCAGTAAAACAACAACCATTGAATTAAATGTATGGAAAATTGATTGTGGTTATATGAAGTCTACTAAAGATAAAGAAGCATATAAACATTCAGCTATTTTTCCAGAAAAATTAGCTTACAATCATATTATTACTTGGAGCAATGAACATGATACAGTTCTTGACCCAATGATGGGAAGTGGAACAACAGGTAAAATAGCTAAACAATTAAATAGAAATTTTATAGGAATGGAAATATCTCAAGAATATTTACATATAGCAGAAAGTCGTATCAATGCTCAAAGCGTTTGACAGAACCCATTTTCATGGTATAATCGTTGGTGATGGGATAATTACGCCCACTCATTTAGTAATCTCCAACTTGCCCTA